GCGGCAATATCTCGTCGACTTCAATCAATCGGCCGCCGCAAGGCGCGCTGGCTATAGCGGCAAGACGGCAAATCAACAGGCTTCCCAAATCTTTGCAAAGCTAAACATTCGGCAGGCTGTCGCCGAGCTCGTCGAACAGAAAACCGCGCTGACGAAAATGACCTTGCTTGAGGAATTGTCGGCGATCGCCTTTCTCGATCCTGGCGATTATTTCGAGATCGACGATCGCGGGCAAATGATCATGAAGCCGACGATCGACATGACCCGCGCGCAGCGCCTTGGAATGGCCGGCTCTGAACAGTCAGACAATCAGTTCGGCACTTCGCGGAAGGTAAAGCTTGCCGACAAGCTCGGCGCGCTTAAAGAGCTTGCAACGATCATGAACCTATATCCCGCCAAGGCCGAAGGCGCGGGCGTGAACGTTCAGATCAACAATTCTAACACCGTCAAGACGGGTATTCTGGTCGTTCCTGGCGTTGCGAGCGAAGGGGAGTGGGAGGCCGAGGGACACTTGCAGCGACAGCGCGAAGAGGCGGGGAACGCCAAGCTTCGTTCTGTTCCGGCCGCTTGACGCAGATTGCGCGCGTCGTGCTTAGAAGGCTGATCAGGGAGCTCGGCGGGATGAGCGAGCGCGAATACCGCGCCGAAGCCGCCAGGATCAACGCCAGGCCGCCTAGTGCGGCCGGGGCGCGGGTCGATCGCCTGGAATGGATCGCTCGCCAGGAAGAAGCGGCCATGCGCCTTGCGCGATCGAGGGTCGCGCAAGCGATCGCCGCTCGGCCCCTTGCGTTATTTCAGCCGGGCGACGCCAGGATCGGGGGTGGCGAGGCGGCGAGCCTGGTCGTCGCTGCGATAAGTCGGCGCTTCGACCTTATGCGGCTCGAGGCGCTTCGATGAGCGTTCAGCGCCGGGCGCATAACCTCAAGATCATATCGCCGCCGGCTCCGCTCGATCGCGTCGCCCCGCCGATGACATACGAAGACCGGCTTCGGGCAAAGCTCGCCGAGCTCGGGGCAGAGGCCGCCTGGCTCCCCACGAAGCGCCAGGCTTATCTGCTCGCCGCGCCGGTCTTCGAGTTTCTCGCGTGGGGCAACCGGGGCGGGGGTAAATCCGAATGGCTTCTCGCCGACTTCCTTCAGGACGTCGGCAAGGGGCTCGGGGCGGATTGGCGCGGCCTTATCCTGCGTCGCGAATTCAAAGACCTTTCAGACATTGTCGAGCGTTCGAAAAAGATCATTCCGAAGGCGTTCCCCGATGCGACTTATCATGGTTCGCCAGACGCTCTTGGGTGGACGTTCAAAACCGGCGAGAAGCTGATCTTCCGCCATGCGAAGCGGCCCGGCGATATCTCGCAATTTCTCGGGCAAGAGTGGCCCTGGCTCGGCTTCGACGAGCTATGCAATTGGTCGCAACCCGACCTCTATCTCGATATCATTTCGTCGGCTCGATCGTCGAACCCGTCCGTTCGATCGCGCGTGAGGGCGGCGACTAATCCGTGGGGGCCTGGCGCGTGGTGGGTCAAGGCTCGCTTCGTCGACGCGGCAAAGCAGGGCCAGATAATACGCGAACGTCGGACGCTGCAATTCGAGGGCGAGGAAGCCGAGACGCACGTCGTCACGCGCGCTCATGCTCGTATCGACTTTCGCGACAATGACTATATTCGAAAAGCCGACCCCGGCTATCTGGCGCGCGTCATGCCGAGCGATCCGGCAAAGCGCGCGGCCTGGATCGAAGGCCGCTGGGATTTGTCTGTTGGCGGCTTCTTCTCGGGCGTTTGGACTACCGAGCTTCACACAATCGCGCCCTTCACGATCCCGAATTCGTGGCGGATTGATCGCGCGCATGACTGGGGCGCGACGTCCCCGCATTGCACGCTATGGTTTGCCGAGAGTGACGGCTCGCGCGTCGAGATCGAGCCGGGTCTATGGTATGCTTTCCCGCGCGGGACGCTCTTCGTTATCGCTGAAATCTACGGCTGGAACGGCGAACCAAATAAGGGGCGGCGAGATAGCGACCATATTATCGCGACCGATATCAAGGAAGTCGACGGGATCGTCTCCAGGGCTCACAATGGGGCCGTGATTAAGAGAGGCGTCGCCGACACGCAAATCTTTGACGCGCCGCAGGGCCGGGCCATCATTGACACTTACCGGCGAGCGAAAGTCGACTTCGATCCAGCCGACAAGTCGCCAGGCTCGAGGGTTACGCGCGCGAAGATAATCCTCGATCGCCTTTGCGCGGTTGAGCCGTTTGGAGATGGCCGGCCCATGGAGGAAGCCGGGCTTATCGTCTTTTCGACATGCAAGCAGACGATCAGAACGCTTCCGCTTTTGCAGCGTGACGAAAAGAACCCCGACGACATCGATAGCACCGGCGAAGATCACGCTTACGACCCAATCGGCTATCGCGTTTTGGCGTCACGAAACAACGTCACGCAAGGAAGGTTCTAACCCTCGCTCTGACGCCGAAACACCGTAAGCCGTCGAGATTGCGGCAAGGAAAAGACAATGAAGCGGATCGAGTGGGCCATTCCTGTCGTTTGGGCGATTGCCCTGGTCTTCGCGATCGGTTGGTCGCTTGCCAATGGAGCGCGCGAGGCCGTTAGCCTTTCATCTTATGAGCGTGCAAACTAATGGCGACAGCCCCGAAGCCTGCAATAACGAAGAGCACCACAATCAGGCTAAAGCCAGACACGACGAGCGCCTATGCGAACGGCATGTCGGCGCGCTGGGCTCTAGCCGACGCCTTGTCTGGCGGCTCGGAAGCAATGCGCCGCATGGGCAAAGAAGTATTGCCGCAACACGCCAACGAAACCGACGCGGTTTATACGGCGCGCGTGACGCGATCCTTCCTTCTTCCTATCTTCGCGCAGACGGTCGAGAACCTTACCGATATCGTTTTTAGTCAGCCGATGAAGCTCGACGAAAACGTTCCCGACGACCTTCTGATGCTTCTCGAAGACGTCGACGCCGAGGGAAATTCGATCGACGCCTTTGCGCGGCTCTTCTTCGCGAATACGCTCGCTAAGGGCGAATGCTATGTGATCGCCGACGAGCCGCCGATCGAGCCTGCGGCCGACGGCAAGGTCGTGACACTTGCGGATCGCCGCAACCAAAACGTTCGGCCTTACCTGGCGATGATCACCGCAGACAATATGCTCGCCTTCGAAAGCGTGACGCGCGGGGGCGTGTCGACCGTCACCTATGCGCGATGGAGGGAAACCGAAGTTCGCCAGGGCGACGACTTCGTCGAGACGGTCGTTCAGCGTGTGATCGAGTGGCGGCCTGGCAAGTGGCGTCGCTTCGAGAGGGTCGGCTCGAGTGATTGGGGCGCGCCCGAGGATGGGTCGCTGAACTTCAAAAAAGACGGAAAGGACTATCTTCCGATCCGACGATATCGGATCGGGCAGGTCGACGCGATGGGGCTGTTGCTCCCGCCTCTTCACGGGCTCGCCGAGAAGAACGTCGAGCACTGGCAGAGCGCGAGCGATCAACGCGCAATCCTGACCGTAAGTCGCTTCCCGATGCTAGGCGGGTCGGGCGTCAATTCGGACGACCTCGAGCGCGACGCGAGCGGCAACACAAGCGGCGGGATCGTTGTCGGACCAAACGTGACGCTTTTCGCCCGCGACCCGCAATCGAAGTTCTACTATGTCGAGCCAGGCGGAACGGCGATCAGCGCCGGCAAGGACGACCTCGAGCGGCTTGAAACCGATATGGCCCATCTTGCCTATCAACCGCTCATGAAGCAGCAAGCCGGCGTGACGGCGACGAAAGATGCGCTCGGGCAGAACAAGGCAAACTCTTCTCTAGCCGCATGGGCCGACGGCCTGGGGGAAGTTCTCGACCAGGCGATCGCCTTTCTTTCCATGTGGCAGGGAAAAGAGCCGCCGAGGACGGCCGTCAAGGTAAACGACGAATTCGGTATCGACGTTATCGACGCCGTTCGCGTCACGGCCCTGCAAGCCATGCGCGCGGCCGGCGATATTTCTCGCGTTCAATACCTTCGCCAAATGAGCCGCGAAGGCATTCTCGACGAAGAATTCGACGCCGAGGCAAACGACGCCGAGCTCGAGAGCGAGGGGCCTGCAATGGCGGCCGATCCGGCCCTCGACCTGAACGCCGATACCGACGAAGAGGAAGCTCTTCTCCCTGAAGAGGCCGCGTAATGACAATAGCGACAGCCGCTAAACGCCCTGCCGCTGTAGCGGCGACCGCAACCCCCCCGAGGCCGGCTACGAAGCCAGAGGCGAAGCCAGGAATAAAGGAAGACAAAGTCGAGCTCGTCTTAAAGAAGGGCGGCGGGTGGATATTCGGCCGGGTTCGGTGTGATCGCTCAATGAAAAGTTTTGTCGCCGGCTGCAAGCTGGCGATCGACGGCGCAAGCGAAATCAACTGGAACTCGCCCGAAGCAATGTGCGACGGCATCGAAGAGAGAATTCGAAAGCACCTCAACGCGCCAGAAAACGGCGTTCGGGTTCAGTGGGTCGGAATGCGTCGGTCGAATAAGGCGGCCGTTCTGGTCATTACAACCGAATGGGGCTTTCGAGAGGATATCGAGGGGAGCCTTTCGTTCGCGCTCTTCGCGCCTGGAAAGTCGTGAAGCGTCGCGTCGTGATCGACGACTGACCGAAACACCGCACAACCGCCCCAAACCTATGGAGCGGAAACATATGAGCGCGATCGCCCTTATTGCCGGCCTGGCTGGCGGAACTCTTGTCGCCGCAACCTTTCCGCGCACGGTTCGCGCCGGCTGGCGTCTCATGACGGGCGGCTATTTCTTCAAGGACGAGCCGCCGGCCCCGCCGATCGCCTAACGCATGGCGCGCAAGCCTCGCAACGTTGCCCCGCCCAATTACAGCGACGCGCAAAAGGCCGAGGCTATGGCCGCTGCGGCGCGCGGGGTCGCTCGAGATCGCTATTCGTCCGACCTGAACTATCGCGTTCTTCGGCTGATACAGGAGCTCGAGCGAGAAGTCGTCGCGAAGCTGTCGGCCTTCGACCCGGCAGACACGGCCGCAAGAGCGGAACGACTTCGAAAGCTGAAGCGCGAAGTCTCGGACGAGATCAAGGCGCGATATGACCGGATCGCCAAGGAAGCGACCGGCGAGCTTCCCGAGCTTGCCAAAGATGAGGCGCGCTGGAAGTCGGCGAGCCTTCAGAAGACTTTCAACGCGACAGGCGTCACGGCCGACGTTGCGCTTGCTCCGACTTCCGTTCTCGAGGCCCTGACAAGTCAGCCGGTCGTATTAGGTGGCATCGCGGCAGACTACTGGGCCGCCGAAGGCCGAATTATGTCGGCTAACTTCGCCCGCCAGATGCAGCTAGGCGTGGCTGGCGGTGAAAGCATTTCCGACTTGATTGGTCGCGTTCGCGGCACAAGGGCGGAAGGCTTCAAAGACGGCATTATGGCAGTCTCGCGCCGCAATGCCGAAAGCCTTGTTAGGACGTCCGTTAATTCGATCGCCAACGCCGCACAAATGGAAGTTTACAAGCAGAACGCCGACGTCGTCGAAGGCGTTCAGCATTACTCAATTCTCGACAGCCGAACGACGCTGATATGCTCGGGGCGGCACGGCCTGCGATGGAAGCTCGGCGAAGGATACGACCCGGTCGGGCATAACCAGACCTTCAGCGCCCCGCCGCTTCATTGGCGCTGCCGGTCGATCATTGTCTCGGTTCTCGACATGGAAACCGAGCCGGCGGGCGTCACCTTCGACGACTTCTTCAAGGGCCTGTCGAAGCAGAAACAAGACGACCTCTTCGGGCCTGGTCGCGCCGAGCTCTTCCGCGCCGGCCGTATCAGCCAGACGGACTTGCTTGCGACAAGCGGCCGGCCGCTGACGCTTACCGACCTGATCAAGCAAAACGGGGGGGCGCCAGGCGTGAAAGCCCCGCCGACCCCAAAGCCGTCACCTACGCCGAGAGCGGCAACGCCTGGCGTATCACGGACGCCGATCGAGGCCGCGCTCGCGGCTTCGAACGCCGAAGCGCGCGAGTGGGTCGTCGAAAGGGGATTGAAAACCGGGGTCGAGCACCTTGTCGCGATCGACGAGAATACTGGCGAGATCATCGATCGAAACAAAGGAAAGAAGGCTTCTGTCTCATTCACGCCGAAGATGATTGCGGCAATGAACGACCCGTCTCGCCGGCTCGTCTTTCATCACAATCACCCGCGATCTTCTTCCCTGTCAGGCCCCGACGTCGGGGCGGCCCATTATCCCGGCTTCAAGGGCGGGATATGGGCGCACGCTCATAATGGGTCTTCGTTCTTCTCAAAGCCGATCGATGGGTCGACAGCCCTCCCGCGAACCGTGGCGGGACAGTGGAGCACCGCAAATAATCAAGTGAATGGGCGACTTCAGTCGCTAATAAGAGCCGGGACAATCAATTACGATCAAGCTGACCGCATGAGCGCACACTTAACTATGCTCGTAATGGTCGAGCGGAAACAACTTCAGTACGAATACACGCTCGCCGGCCAATCGGCCGACGTGATGAAGCAATTCGAAAGCGAGATCGCCGCAATCGTGGCGGGCCTTACATGATGATAATCGACGCGCCTTCACCCTTCGCCCCGCTGCAAGCCTGGAAAGAATTTCTAGCCGCTATGGAGGCGCTCTTGCTCGAGAACCCAGGCGACGAAGACGTCGTCGAGGCTATTGCTATGGCGAAGCAAGAGATCGCAGATCACGAAGGCAACGATCGGAACGCCTAGACCTGAGAACCCGAAACACCGCCCTTTGCGATCCTAGCAAACCCGGAAGCCGGGGAAGCGCGCAGATGGGAAGCCCATAGGATGACGATCGAAGAACTAGCCGAGAAGCTCGGGATCGAATTGAACGACACGACGAAGGGCGCGATCGCCGCCTTTCTCACGGGCCAGACGAACGGGCTCAAGACCAATAACCGCGAATTGCTCGCGTCTAATTCAGCCCTGAAGGCGAAGCTTAAGGCTTTCGAGGGTATCGACGTCGAAGAGCTTACCGCCCTGACAGCCGAGCTCGAGATAACGCCGGCCGACCTTATCGATCGCGTTCGCAATGCGCCAAAGGCCGCCGGCGACGCCGCCAAGGCCGCCGAGCAGGCCGCCGAAGCCAAGTATCAGCGCAAGCTAACCGCTTCGGAGAAGGCAAAGAACGACGCGATCGCCTTGCTCGAGACGGCTAACCGGGCCAGGATCGACGAAACGCTTACGCGCGAGCTAACCGAAGAGATCGTGAAGAAGAAGGGTAACGTCGACCTGCTGCTTCCGATGATGAAGAACCGGGTCAAGGGCGAGATCGACCCGGAAACGGGGAAGGTCGTTCGCAAGGTTCTCGCCGTCACCGGCGAAGAATTCCTCTCCGACGCGGGGTCGCCAGGAACGGTCGGCGACCTGGTCGAAAGCCTTCGCCGCGACGAGAAGTTCGGGATCGCCTTCGAAGGCGAGGGCGGCGGATCGGGAGCCGGCGCCGGCGCGAACCGCAAGGCAGGCGGATCGGGCAAGAACCCATTCAAGAAGGCGACGTGGAACCTTACCGAGCAGAGCAAACTTCGCACAGCGAACCCGGCGCTCGCTGATCAACTGAAGCGAGAAGCCGAGCTCGCCGGCTAATGCGCGATCGATCGGCCGAGAGCTTTCAAAAGCGCGCGACCATGCGTTGACGAAAAGCGAAACACCGTAAGACGGGACTTAATGAAGCGGCGGGGTAGCTCTGTCGCTTCAAGACCCGGCGCAAGGGAAGCCCTGGCGCTCGAACCGTCGCACCCCGCGGCGCTTTGCGCGCCCCAACATTTCAGAAGGTTTCTCTCCCTATGCCTACAACGACAACGGCTCTCGCCGACCTGCAATTCGGCCCCGAGTACACCGCCTACACTCAGGAAAGGTCGATCGAGCTTAACGCCTTCGCTCAGTCGGGCGTTGCTGAAATCGACGCCAACCTGAACGCGCTCGCCGCGGGCCAGGGCGGAACGTACGACCTTCCCTTCTTCAAAGACCTGACGAAAACCGACCCGAACATTTCGTCGGACGACGACAGCGTTATCGGCGCTAGGAAGAAGATTACGACCGGAATGCAGGCCGCCCGCCTGCATATGTACAACCAAATCTGGTCGAGCTCCGACCTGGCGAGGGCCTTGATTGCGGCCGACCCGATGGACGCAATCGCCAGGCTGACGGCTCAGTATTGGGCGACGTGGTCGGAAAAGATGATTATCCAGACGGCGCTCGGCGTGCTGGCTGATAACATCGCAAACGATAGCTCTGACATGCTCGTCAATATCTCGACTATCAACGATGCGAGCGGCGGCGCGGCGGCTCGTAAGCTGCAAGTCTCGACCTTGATCGACGGCTTGCAGACAATGGGCGACGCGAAGAACGATATCGCCGCAATCGGCGTTCACTCGATCGTTCACGCCTCGCTGCAAAAGCAGGGCGCTCTTCTCGAGCACTACGATCTTGAGACGAATGCGCTCAACTTCGAGACGCTTATGGGCAAGCGCGTGATCGTTGACGACAGTATGCCGGTCACGGTTGAAAGCATCAACGACGGCGGGGGCGCAGCGAACAAGACCGTCTACACCTCTATCCTGTTCGGAAGCGGCGCTATTCGTTTGGGCGCCGGCGCTCCGAAGCAGGCCGTCGCGACTGTTCGCGACGAGAAGGCCGGCAACGGCGGCGGCGTCGAAGACCTGATCGAGCGTAAGCACATGATCGTTCACCCGATCGGCTTCAAATGGCTGAACGCAAGCGTCGCGGCCGTTCCTGGCGCGACCTCGGCCGAACTGGCGACCGCGGCGAACTGGGATCGCGTCTTTAACCGCAAGAACATCCCGCTCGCCTTCATCAAGTCGCGCCTCTCGTAAGCGCCGGCTGACCAATAACCCGGCGGGGTCAATCCCGCCGGGTCTATTCTTGAAAGGGACAACGGAATGTCTGACGTCGACCTGGAAGACCGCAAGCTTCAATACCTCAACCGCTCCGCGGCGGTTAAGAACGATAAGGAGCAAGCGGAGCTCGACGATCAGTATAGCGACGTAGTCTCTATGCTTCTCGGCAATCAGCCGGCCAAGGGGCCGGCCTTTCCCCCCTCTAATGAAGAAATTCCGCTTACCTTGGCGTCGCTGATATCGGCATTCGGCGCTATGAACGTCGCCAAAGGCGCACTCGACGCCATGTCGGCCGCCGATCGTGCGGCCTTGATGCCCAAGGCTCCCGCGATCGCGTCGATCGAGCTCGCTACTGTCGACGTTATCCTTAAGGGCCTGCCGCTTCTGACCTCGGGGGAGCTAAATCAGGTTCTCGACGCTATGGCTCCGCTGATCGACGCCGGCGGCGCGCCGGCCGCGCCTGCGGTTCCTAGCGAGCTCGCTCCTGGCTTCCCGGCGGCCTGGCGCGAATTGCAATGGAAGGCGAAGGTCAAGCTCGCGAACGCCCTCGGCGGGCAGGCCGCGAATGCAACCGAAGCCGACGCCTACCTGTCGACAAAAGAAACTGAGATTACCGGCAAGGCTTCCTAATGGCCGATCTAGTCGTCGAGAACGGCACGGGGCTCGCGAGCGCGGATGCGTACGCTAGTCGCGCGACGGTTCTCGCCTACTGGCTTAATCGAGCCGACAGCACGTTCGCAGACGCGGCAAGCGATACACTTCGGGACGCGGCTATTCGGCGGGCGACGCAATTCATCGATGTGCAATGGGGCGACCGCTTTAAGGGCGAGCGAGAATTCGAAGGCCAGGGCCTTCAATGGCCCCGCCTGGGGGTCTACACGCCCGAAGGCTGGGACGTTGACGGCGTACCGCCTCAGATCGTCGCCGCGACTGCCGAGCTTGCAAGGCTCGCCCTGGCGGCTCCCTTGGCTGGCTCTGGCGCGACCGCGCCTTCGCCGTCTCAATCGGCTATCTCGTCGATCAAGGCCGGGTCGGTTGAAATTTCATACGCCGCGCAGATGAAGGCCGCGATCGAGGCGGATCACGTCGACAAGTTCTATCTGATCAATGCGATCCTTAAGCCGCTGACCGGCGGTGGCGCGCTGAACCGCGGGCTCGCCAGGTGACGGCGACGATCTTCTCGCTTCAATCAGCGAGACAAGCGCGACAGCAAGAGCCGGAACCGATCGCCAGGCTGGAGCCGCCGCAAACTGAAGGCCCCATGCTTTGTGATCGTTGCGGCCATCGCGAAAGCGTTGTCGTCGCTCCGATCGGGACAAAGTGGTTCGAATGTCCCAACTGTGAATGCATGGCGATGAAGCGGATCGGCCCGGTCCTGCCGGCAGACGGCGAGCCGCGTCAATCATGCCCCGACTGCCGGGGCCAGACATTCAGCGTGACGCGTGAGTGTCTCTTGTGTGCCGACTGCGGAACGCACGTCTCGGTCGACTGGGGCTAGGCGAGGGGGCTCGCTGCCAGCCGAAACACCGCATAACGCGTCAAACATTGCGCGCATAAATTAGGAGCGACACGAAATGGCTATCTCGATATCGATACCGGCTCGAAACGCCATGCTCGACGCTCTCGAGACTTATGGCGGCTTGGCTGCGAAGCTCGAAATTCGCGACGGATCGGTTCCGGCTAGCGCAAACGCGCCGCGAACCGGGACCGTCGGCGTTAGCATGGACTTGCCTTCTAGCTGGATGGCTGACGCCGCGTCTGGACAAAAGGCGCTGTCGGGAACGTGGGAAGACCCTCTGGCTAACGCCTCCATCGCGCCGGCGACATACTTCACGATCTTTAGATCGGATGGGACAACCGTCGTCATGCAAGGGACAGTTAGCGCGACGGGCGGCGGCGGCGACCTTCAATTGACGACGACGACGATCGTCTTGAACCAACCCGTGACGATCACGGCATTCACACTGACAGCCGGAAACCCTTAACGCCCCTCCCGCCAGGGAGCGGAATTAGTGTCGCTTCTAAACGGCCTTGACGCATTGATTGCTAGCGCGATGGGGTCGACCCTCTGTCGCGCTGCAACTCTTTACAAGCAAGCGCCGCGCACTTCCGACGGCCGGGGCGGCTATGTCATAGGCGCGCAGGTCAAGACGGCCTGTCGCGCCCTTGTGACGGAATACAGCGATTATCAGAGGCTCGCCGGCGGAATACCGGCGAGCGTTCGAAGCGCCCTGATCTTGGGGCGGTCGATCGCGAGCGGAGCGACGCCGGCCGCCGGCGATACTCTGGTAATCGACGGCGAAGCCTGGGGCCTGATCAACATCAACTCGGACCCGGTCGGCGCGACTTTCGAATGCTCTGCGCGACGCGTTCCGCTTCCCGCCGGCGACACAACCCCGACAAGCGTCACCCTTCTTTCGGCAATGCCGAGCCTGATCTTCGAAGCTATGTCGACGGCGATCTTCAAGCCGGCGACAATCTACAGCGCGACGGGAAAGACGGCTGACGGTCGCGGCGGCTTCGTCATTCAATGGGTGACTAATTCCTGTCGCGCCCTTATCACCGAATACAAGGAAGCCCTTCGCGGGATCGACAATATACCGACGCGAGATCGCAAGGCGATTATTCTCGCCGCGTCCGTCACAAGCAAGCCGAAGCCAGAAAGCATAATAACGATCGAAGGGCAGTCGTGGGCGATCGTCACGGTCGACAGCGACCCGGCGCGAGCAACCTACGAATGCCAGGCAACGCCGGCGCAAGAGCCTTCATTCGTCAAGACGGGAAGCCTGGTCGCAACACTCGCGAACTTTACGCTTGTCGCCTACGGATCACCTAAGATTGTCTCGGCCCTGTCGATCACGCTCGAGAATATGATAGCCGTCGGCCTGGGATCGCCGCGCGCAATCGGAAGCGTTGCCGCGACGCTCGCCGACTTCAATTTGACGGCTGCTGGCACCCCCAGGATTGTCGGAAGCGTTGCCGCGACGCTCGACGACTTTACTTTGACGGCTTCTGGCGCCACCAGGCTTGTCGGAAGCGTTGCCGCGACGCTGGGCGACATTTCATCCGAGGCCGCTGGCTATCAGCGCAACGTGGGCGCGCTCTCGGTCACGCTCGACAGCATCACGGCAGCGACCGCCGGCACGTCGAAGATCAATGGCGCGCTTTCTGTTGCGCTCGGCGACCTCACGTCGACAGGGACGGGAACGCCAAAGATCAATGGCGCGCTGTCTGTCGCGCTTGCCGGCGTTTCGCTTGTCTCAACAGGCTATCAGCGCAATGCAGGCGTCCTGTCTGTCACGCTTGGCGACCTCACGGCGACGGCCGCCGGCACGTCGAAGATCAATGGCGCGCTGTCTGTCACGCTCGGCGACATTTCATCCGCGGCCGCTGGATATCAGCGCAATGCAGGCGCGCTGTCTGTCGCCCTGGCAGACTTCACGGCTACCGCGACCGGAACTTCGAAGATCAATGGCGCGCTGTCTGTCACCTTGGCCGACTTCACGGTTACAGCGGCCGGAACGGTCGGCGGCGCGACCTCAATCATAGCCGACAGCACGAC